CTATTTTAAGGCACTTTGACCACATTCTGTCCACATTTGTTTTATCTTTTCGTCATTTCTCGACTTTTGTTCGTGCAATTGGTGGGCGTAGACTTCCAGCGTGATGTTTAGATTCTCATGTCCTAAAACTTGCGATACTGATATTAAATCGATATCGTGAGAAATCAGATAGCTGGCATAAGTGTGCCTTAACGAGTGGACACGCACCTCACGCCCTACGATTTGCCGTAAGGTTTCATTAATCACAGCGCTGGCTATCTTTGGCAATAATCTGCCATCGGGTTGCGGTGTCAGCAGTTTTACGAAATTTATAAAATCATCGTCAAGCGGTATCTGTCTGATACTGCTTTTTGTTTTTGTGGGCATGAACCCAGTTCCGTCCACATAATTCCATGTCTTATTTATTGATAGCATGCCATTTTCGTAGTCAATATCATCCACGGTCAACCCTAAGCATTCAGCAAAGCGTATGCCAGTTTTAGCAATGATGTATAAAGCTGCATGGATGGCACTATCTGGGTGTTTACTAGTTTCGTATATTAAACGCTCGTATTCCTCAACCTCAAGGAATTTGGTTTCTAGATCACGCCCTTTGTTTTTAGCATTGATTTTGGCAAACTTGCAAAAGTTACGCTTGATATACCCTTCATGCACTGCCATATCAATGCACGATTTAACTTGTGTATTGAAATGTTTGACAGTGTTTTGGGCGTGTGTTTCAGCGTACTGATTAAGCACACGCTGATATTCTGTGGCAGTTATATCTTTGAGTTTCTTGTCGCCAAAAAAATGCTTTATTTTCCGTTGAGTTCCGACATAGGTTTTATAAGTCACATCGGACACATTCGGACGCTTGTAGACCTCGCACCAACGCTTGAAGTAGTCGAAGAAGGTTACATCTTCATCAACATTGATATTATCTTGTAATTTTAATTCCATCTCGGCAGCAGCCTTGATAGCTTCAGACTTCGTCCTAAAACCACCTTTAGACTTAGGTTTGCGTTTGCCAGTCTGGTCATAGTAGTTTATGCGATATTCCCACCCGTTTTGGCGTTTGCGATATGATGCCATTGTTTAGTCCTCTTGTATAGATAATCCCTACACTCAAAGTTTGGCGATGGAGAGTGCAGGGATTCTTTTGTTTTATTTTTTATTTAGTAGCAAAGACTGCACCACAGTTCTTGCAGTGCCACTCTTTTTTACCCTTCTTGCCAGCAAAACCAGCTAGAGCACCAACACCGCCAGTCATAATAGTTCCAGCAGCGGCTTTACCAAGTGAGAAACTTTTTCTTTGCTGTACCATAAATTCAACGTCCGTACTTTTGCAATGAGGGCATTTTATAGCTCTTGCTTGTCGAAATTCCTCTTTCAAGTCCTCTTTCGCTTGTCGAAATTCCTCACTCGCTTTTGCTTGTTCTATTTTTGATTGTTCTTTTTGCTCTTTGGTCATAGGGTGTTTTATCTCCCAAAAAAGTCGTGCGAACAGTAAAGCGATACCCACAAACATTAATAACCAAAAAGGAGGAAAGATAAAACCTAAAATAAGCCCACCAAAAGTACAGCCAAAAGTTGTTTCGAATTTTAAGTAAGTAGGTACATTTCTAACATCATCCATTTTCATTTTCTCCTTTTTTTAAATAACACTTTGCTGGATTTTCCTAAATTCATCTTGTATCATAGCTTCGCCCCAAGTCGTGGAAATATCATACTGTGCAGCGAAGCGAACCCAATTAAAATCGTAGATATCAGTAGATTTTAAATAATCAACTAGTAACTCGCGAATCATAAATCTATCAGCTTGATTTTCATATTGTAAAAGTAGTCTCTTGTAATGTTTTGGGTCATGGTTGATATGACCGATTTCATGCAAGATGACTTTTTCACGTTCTTGTTTAGATAATGATTCGTTAACACATATTCGTCTTAGGTTTGGGAAGTAGAACCCAGACCTTTCCCACAGTTCAGCAGGAAAAACGAATAACGATATTTTATATTCTTTTAAAAGCTCATCAATCTTCATCTCCCGTTACCTCAATCGAAAGTCTAATAATTTGTTCTATTTTCTTAACGTCATCATCAGATAATGGCTTTCCGTCAAACATTACAACTTTTTCACGCAAATTTGAAAGGTCGATTGATTCTTTTTTGACATCAGTTGATTCATTAGTATCATATCCCATTAACCAAGCTTCAGACACCCCCAACGTTCTAGCAAGTAGCACTAACTTTTCTTGGTCTGGTGTTGATTTTCCATTGATATATTGAGACAAAGCACTCTTTCCAAGTTTTACGCCCAATTCCTTTTGATGAACTTTAGAAAGGGAAATTACGTCAACTTGTTTTAAATTTCGCTCGCTCATAACTTGTTGCAAGCGTGCAGCAGTAGTATTTTTCATATTCTTTACCTTTTTCCTTTATGGATTCATTATATAGTAGAAAATGCAAAAGTTCAAGAAAAAATAAAAAAAAGTTCAAAAAATTGAACAAAAGTGTTGACAAATAAAAAGAGATGGATTAAAATAAAACCATAAAGTTCAAGAGATTGAACTTAGAAAGGAGAACTCAATGAGATTTAACTACGCTAAATTAAAGGGTCGTATTAAAGAAAAATACGGGACGCAAGAAGCTTTTGCAAAAGCTATCGGCTTAACTCCCTCAAGGTTTTCATTCAAGATCAACGGGAAAGCGAAGTGGAAACAAGACGAAATTGTAAAAGCGGTTGAACTATTAGAAATCTCACAAGATGAGATAGTTGAATATTTTTTTAACTATAAAGTTCAAGAACTTGAACTAAATAATTAAAATTCTGAAAGGAGCAAACATGAAACCAAAACGATATCCATATAGTGGGAAGAAAAAAGAATCAAACGCTATTTTGAATATAACGATTGATTCTAAAAGACTAGCAAATGTTTCTAATCTTAAATTTTGCCACATGAGACGCCAATTATTTGGTCAATAAACAAATAAACAAATGGCATCGTTATTTTTTGATTTGGACTAGTAACCAAAGTGACATCTACTAAGAGAATAGCTTCGAGTGGGTCGTCGCCGTCGAAAGTATGGCCTAAATTTTTACGAAACTCTAAAAATTTTTTTATACCATCATAAGTTTCATCGGGATTATCAGGAAGTAATTTTCCAAAGTATGTTCCAGCCGCTGTCGATATAGCAATATCATAATCAATTTCTGTGGCAAAGAATGCTATATCACCAACTAAGTCAAATTTTTTTGTATTAGACATATTAATTTTCCTTTCCATAATATTTGACTAGCGATTTTCATAAGGAGATGAGAGGCCCTATTTAATCATTTGTCATGAATCAATTATATCAGAAAGGATAGAATAACACAATATGTTGTGTTTTCAATACAATAAAAGACTATATATTGTGTTTTGGGATTAAACATGAAAAAAACTTTAAGCAAGTTACTTATTGACAGAGAAATGACAGTCACAGAGTTAGCTGAAAAGACTGGTATCAGCTATAACACGTTGATGAACATCGGAAAGAGAGACCTTTCTTTCAGTAGAATGGTGAAAATCGCTGACGCTTTAGATGTCAGTTTAGACGAATTCAGAAAGGATAATACATGGACAACCCATTCAAACCACTAGCTGACCAGTTTGATAGCATGCTGACGGCAGTGATAGCAGACAAAACAAAAGCGTTCGACTTAGACGAAACGCTCCCAATGTTGCTAACTGCTAAACAGTGCCAAGCTATGCTAGGAATTGGCAACTATACCGAATTTTTACGAATCACCAACCTTGACGGCTTCCCTAAAATCGACAAAGGCCGAGGGAGTCAAATCAGATACCCACGGGATGCCGTTAGAGAGTGGTTCAACGAAAACTGGCAAGAGATTGCCTAGCATAATACCCTAGCCGTAACAGTGAGCTAGTGAGGAGATATAAGCAATACCTACCTGAAACTACAACGATTTGATATTCATAATTGTCTCCTTAAATATACGAAAAAATCCTCACTAGTTCTCTAGTGCGGTTAGGGAAAAAGAAAGGAAATTGAAAATGAAAAAACTATTCGCATGGCTATGGAGCAAAAAACAACAAGAACCGGAATATTTCTTTGAACCAGTATGGACGCCATACGAGGAAAACGAACGCAAATACGAGGCACGCCAACAACGTGAGCGTGAGCTATTGGCAAAATATAAATAACACCAACATCTTCAATCCGTAGCCACGGCTCACCGTGGAATGTAACTTATACCTTTCCCCAAAAAATATAAACTTTACCAACACATATCTTTCCCAAAAAAAACATTGAAAAACATGACACGGTGGGCTATGGGTGCGGATTGAAGCACTAAAAAAAGCATGGGTTAGGGCCCATGCAAGAAAAACATCTATACAAGGAGTATACCATGAAATCTTTCAACACTCAAACAATCGCAAAAACTGGATTCACTAAAAGCAAAGCATTTGGATTGTGCGGCACGCTTGCCATTGCTACAGCTCTATTGATTGGAGCTGGGGCAGTATCAGCCGATGAAACCACTCGACCAGTGGCAGAAGCACCAGCAGTGTCTAATGTCTACACAGCTGATAATGCTGGCAACGTGACTGTGACACCTAGTGAAGCAGTGGCACCAGTAGCTGAAACACCAGTATTTACTCCACCAGCTCCAGTAGAATCTCAACCGATTGCAGAAGCACCAGCAACAACTACAGAAGTAGCTCAACCAGTCGAAGCAGCACCTACCACAGTGACTAAAACAGACACTACTATCAACGTTGAGAATCCAAACGTAGAGGTTACTTTCCCTAACGGCAACGGCAAATACTCACCATTCGAGGTCGAGTATAAAGATATTCACATTCCGGATGATGTGCCAGTTAATGAGGGCGACAAGGTTACTTTTGACTTGCCCGAAGAAGTGAAATTCCAGACCTCTTATGAGTTTGATGTACACAATCCGGAAAAAGCAGTAGTTGGTAAAGCTACAGCGGATGCTACCACTAACAAGGTGACAACTGTATTCAATGGCTATTTCAAATCACACCCTTTGAATAAGATCATGAACTTGAAACTAGATGCAAGCTGGACGGACAAAGTTGAAAGCGGTAAACCAGTAAATGTTAATTTTAACGGCACAGTCGTATCTGCAACTATCGGCAAAGAACAAGTCATCGGTAAAGATGAGTTGCTCGCAAAATGGGGATCACAAGATAAAGATGATCCAACAGTGATTAACTGGACAGCTCGTGTCAACTATGCAAAACGTGTGTTGAACTATGTGACAATCATTGACGAAATGAGTGAAAATCAAAAGCTGGTTGATAACTATTTTGAAATTAAAAATATTGAAAGTGTTGATCCATGGATTGACAAAGGTTCAGCTATGGACTTAGTTAAGTCTATCAGTAAGTCAGATCGTGGTTTTACTATCAAAATGGATCGCTTGGATCACATGATCTACATCAACTATAAGACTAAGCTTGTTAATGCTGTTAAGGACTCGGTTAATCCAACTAACAAAATTGAGTTGAAAGCAGAAACAGATGGAGCTACTTCGTATAGTTATGTGCAACTTGTAGGTGGACGAGGCGATGCGTCTGGTGAGAATAAACCAGAGCCAACTTTTGAAATTCCTCGTGAAGCTCCAAAGGTGGAAATTCCAGAGTTTCAAGGTGGCATTCCGGGCATTCCGGAAGAACGTGAGCTTCCACCGTTTGAAGGTGGAGTAATTCCAAATGATGCACCTATCTATGATAAGCCATCAATCGACATCAACGATGTTCCACTTATGCCACCAGCACCAGTCGTAGAGATTCCTGAATGGCATGGCGGAACTACTCCATTCGATGCACCTAGCATTGATAAGCCAGAATGGTCTGGAGGTGTCGTACCATTTGATGCACCAGTTTTGGACTTGCCAGAATTGGAAATTCCAGTAGAGCCAGAAAAACCAGTAACACCGACACAAAATAAACCTCAAAAACCTAGCACGCCAGCGGAGCGTTCTAATGGCAAAGCGGCACAATCTGCCGCAGTATCTTATAAGCTCGATTCTGAGCCAAAAGAAGTGGTAAATACACCCGTTTACGGTGGTGTTCTCCCTAACACTGGTGAAAAAGAAGGTATCGCTAGCACTTTGGGGCTCGTAGTAATTGCAGCAGGCATCACTGGGCTTACTCTTGGATTTAAGAAACGCAACGAAGGTGAGGAAGAATAATCATGAAAGAAAATAACAAACGAGTCGTATTTTACAGTGCTGAAAAAGATGGATTCCTTGAAAGTTACAAGGACAAAGGAAGCCTAGCGTTTGAAGCAGTTTTTGACGACTGTCTTTGGAATGCACTACAGTTACCGATTGAGTTTTACGAAAAACAAAAAAACGAGCTCGACAAACTTGCTGAGGCGTTTGGTTGTGAAGCGCTTATCGTGGAAGCCGAATACAATGTAACTAAACTTGATGGATCAGACTTCGAACGTACAGAGCGTGAAGAAACCATGGAGGATAGGATTGGAGCACTCCTAAACTTATTGGCGAACTAACAGAACATGAAGTGGTGGGAGGGAAGGTATTAAAACTATGGCAACATTATATGATTTAACTGGTCAGTTTCTAGAAATCTATAACATGGAAATTGACGATGAAACCAAGCTCGATACACTCGAAGCAATTGACTGGACTGCCGACTATGAAAATAAAGTAGAAGGTTATGTCAAGGTCATTAAATCGCTCGAAGCTGATATCGAAGCTCGCAAAAACGAAAAGAAACGCTTGGATGGTTTGAATAAGTCAGACCAATCTAAAATTGACAATCTTAAGGCTGCTCTTGCCACTAGTATGGCTGAGACTGGTCAGGAAAGAGTTGACACCACACTCTTCAAAGTTGGTTTCCGCAAGTCCAAGGCGGTAGTAGTCGACGAAGATAAACTTCCTAAGAAATATCAAATCGTTAGCTACAAACCGGACAAGAAAGAAATTAAGAAACTCTTGGAAAGTGGTGCAACCATCCGAGGTGCTCATATTGAGGAAAGGAGAAATTTAAGTATCCGATGAAAATTCTTGCGATTGATCCATCTTCGGCCAAGGCGGAAACAAGCACCAACGGTATCGTCTTGCTAGACAACGCAAGATTAATCAAATATTGGGTAGTTGGATACAGCGTTAAGGATATCCGTAGTTGGTATGAGAGCGAAGGGCGTTTTCTAAAACCGGATATCGTTGTTATTGAAAAATACGAAGCTCGTGATAATGACCTCGCAAAAGATAACAGCGTTTTAGAAACCATCGCACTATTTCAAATCTTATTCCCAGACGCTATCCTTCAGCGTAATGCTGGGTATCAATCAGATATACCAAATTCCTTATTAAAAAAACTAGGGCTTTGGAAATTTGAAAAATCCCATCACCAAGACGTTAGGGCTGCTGCAAGATTAGGCTTGTTTTGGGCCATGCGAAACGACATCGAAGAAGTTGTCCAAGATATCGGAAAGGTGGTGAGTGCATATAGCAATCACACTTAGAAAATGGCAAGCTGAAGCGGTCAAAAGGAGCGACAGAGTAGAACCTGGAATATTCCTAGAGGCTTTGGGTGGTCGTGGTAAAACGTTTTGTGCCCTAGCTATTGCTAAACATAAATGTGCTAAAAAAATCGTGATCTTAAACAATCGACTCTCTATTTTAAAAGGTTGGGAAGAATCTGTTGAAGCGTTTGGTTTTGATGATGATGTAACTTTCATTATCCAAACCGATAGGAAGTTACAAAACACGCTCAAAAAAGGCTCTCGTTTAGACTGTGACCTACTTATCATTGATGAATGGCAGAATATGTCGTCTGATAAACAAGTAGCCTTATACCGCAAAATAAAACGCAAATACACTATCGGGTTATCAGCTACGCCCATTCGAAAAAAAGGCCAAAATTTCTATCCGTTAGAAAAAACCATATTTGGATATGCAGAGCCCAATCGAAAAATTGATTGGCAAAAACAACACGGCAAGATGGTATACGATAGATTCTCTTACTCAAAAGAGAAATGGGAAGATTTCAGAGATTACGAAAGTTATGTCAGCCATCTTCCAAACTTCTTTAGGTGGGAAGAAATCGAAGAAATCGAGAATGCCAAAGAAAACAATGGTTTCGAGATCAAGTTTTTTAAAAACACCATCAATGCAGGAAACCCAGAGAAACTAGCTTTTTTTAAGGAACACAATATCGTCGAAGCTGATGGCAAATATGCAATGGCTAAACAGTCGTTTGGCCGTAAAACATTTGAACGTTATCTTATCCAAACTGGAGTTGATGTTGATTTTCCAAAATTGAAAGCAGTTAACAAAGACACCCCTCTCATGCTCACTGTAGACGGTTTAATTGAGAGGACCCCTCACGACATGTTGATTGTCAGCAAGTCCAAGCAGGTTGTAAATGTCATCCACGAGAGACACCCAGATATTGGCATCTGGACAGGAGATGTCCAAGAAGGTCTTGATAAGAAAGTAGTTGTAGCCACTAGCCAAGTCTTAGGCGTAGGAGTAGATGGCTTGCAACATAAATATCACACGATTGTTGTTCTTGATCCGGTTGATGAAGATTCTGGAGAGTATGACGACTACCGACAACTTCTCTGGCGGATAACTGGCAGCAGACAACAACACGATGTGAATGTTATTGAATTTTACTACAAGGAGAAACAATGAGTTTTACTTTACCAGAAAACAAACCACGTATCCCAAAAGATACACCCCGCAATTACTTCATTTATGGGGAAACCATGAGCGGTAAATCTTATTTAGCTAATGAGTTCCCTAATCCTATTGTTTTGAACACAGACGGTAATGCTGAAGCTAATAGCGTGCCTAGCATCCAATTGGTTAACGCCAAAGATTCTAGCGGTCGAATCACTAATTCAGTGATCAAGCAGTTGGGAGAAGTCTTACTCGCACTTCAAACACAAAAGCATACTTACGAAACAGTGGTTATCGATGTTATCGATGATGTTATCGAAATGATTAAGATCGCAGTTTGTGACGAGCTTACACCAAAAGGTAACCCTCGCTTGAAATCACTTTCCGAAATTCCTTACGGGAAAGGCTACGATTTCTTTAATCAAGCTATCACAGAATTAGTTATCGACCTAAAAGCCCTACCGATGAATGTTATCTACATTAGCCGTCAAGTTTCAGAATACGATGACAAAGGCAACGCTACCAAGGACAAGCCAAGTCTAAAAGACAAATACGTTAACTTAATCAATGGTAACTCGGATTTGATGATCCACACCGAAAAAATCGGGAATAACTACAACCGTAGCGTCGATCGAAAACGTAAAACTTACTACGCTGACCAAGTTGACGACAAGGCTATTCTTAAAATTCTTACCACTATTCGAGGTGCTGTTGAGCCACCTAGGCAGCAAAAAACAGAAAACGAACAAGAAAATACGCAACCTAAACAAGCAGTACAAAAACAAGCTGCTGCTACTAACGATACAGATCTATTTTAAAAAAAACAAGAACACACAAAAGGAGAATAACAAATGAGCTTACTAGATATCGCAAAATCAATTAAAAAAGAAGGTTTCGACCCACGCAAAGACAGTGCAAACGGACCAGCACCAATCCCAGCAGGCACTTATCCAGTCGTTTTAAAAGATGCTAAATTCAACGTATCTGAAAGCGGATGGGAAAGCATCTCTTACCAATTTGAAATCCGTGGCGGTGATTATGACGGACGCACTGAATATGCAAGTTTCGGAACACTTTCTGAATGGAAAGGTAAAGACGTTAAATGGTCTGTTGAACGTACTATGAAATTCTTTATCAAGGCTCTTGTCCTTGTAGGAGACAACATGCAAGGAACTGAACAAGACGGAAAAGATTTGGAAGAGTCTCTTCAACGCAAAGCAGTCGGTTCTTACTACAACCTTGTGATTACAGAAACACAAGGTAAAGGTGATAAAGTTTATCGAAACTACGATCTTGAGGAAGATAATTCACAAACTTTTGGAAACAGTAATCCAATGGATATCTCGGACGAAGATCTCCCTTTCTAAAACACGGGCGTTTCTGGGTAGTGGATACTACCGATTCAGATATTGGCCCATTCGCTACGTATGATGAAGCGTTTAGCGAAATGCTCAAGTACTTAAAAACAACGGAAGCAGAATATCACCACAACTTGCTCGCTCAAGAACTTGTGTATGTCTGTCAAGAGGAGTAATTGCGATGGCTAGCATGAAAGACTACGCTTTGAAATACCAAAAAATGGGTTTCTCAGTCATCCCAATTCACCCAAAGAATAAACGCCCTTTGATTGACTTTGCTGACAAACCGGCAATGACCGAAGAAGAAATCAGCAATTTTTGGGATGGTTTCCCGAACGCAAATATTGCACTAAGGACAACTAACTTCTTCGTTATTGACATTGATAAACATGGCAAGAGTAATGGATTTGATTCTTTAAAAAAATGGCCTTATTTGAATTTAATAGAACCTACTCTACAAGCGAAAACCGCAAGCGGTGGTAAGCATCTATTCTATTTCAAAAGAGATGACACTCCGATTTCTCAAATGATAGGCTTTCTCCTAGGCGTTGATATCAAAGCTCACGAAAATAACTATGTTCTTGTAGCACCTTCAGCGACAGACAAAGGTATTTACGAGTGGGACTTGGAAAAATCAAAAGAAGGTCTCACGATGGTAACACCATCGAAAGAACTTATCCAAGCTATCAAAAGACAGTATCAACTCACCAATGGTTTTAAAGGTGATGGCACTGATGGTTTAAGGGCTCTCAAGAATAGGACATATACTCGTGAGAGAACTAATACTACAGACCTATTTGAAACTATAGTGGTTGGGTTTGGTGATGAAGGTGGACGGAATGACAAATTGGCTAGTTTCGTCGGAGGATTGCTTATTAGAGCAGTCGATGATGAGCTTGTTCTTCAACTCGCCCATATTGCAAATAACAACAGCCCAAATCCTCTAAGCACTAGAGAAGTCGACAGGACTGTAGAAAGTATGATCAAGAAAGATAGGAGGTGATAACAATCGGTAATGTAATAAGTATAGATACGAACGCAAAGATGACGCTAAACAAGGATGGAAACATCAAATCTAATAGCCCAAGCAATGTTCTAAAAGCCTTTAAAACGGATGACCAGTTAAGCATTTATCTGAAGCACAACGAGTTCTCGCAAGAACACGAAATCACAAAGGATATCAAAGTTGGTAACACTTTCTTAAAAAAAGGCGAGCTGCCATCCAACTTCGATTCTGTTGTTAAAGTTTACTTTGAAGATGTTTTAGGTGTCGCTTTTTCTGGACAAGCCATGCTTGATGGCATGGAAACATTCTTCTCGGAACGGTTCTATAATCCCGTTAAAGATTATATGGAAAAAGCCGCTGAAGAATGGGACGGCAGAGAGCGTGTCAGTCATATTCTACAAGTATATCTTGGTGCCGAGGATGCACAAATCACCTCCAAAATCGCTAAGATGTGGTTGGTCTGTGCGGTAGCTAAAGTTTATAATCCTTATGCAAAAGTCGATTATGTTCTCGATTTAGTCGGTGGGCAAGGTGTTGGTAAAACCTCCTTCCTCCAAAAAATAGGTGGTCAATGGTATACCGATGCAGTCACTGATTTTTCTAACAAGGACAATTACGACATCATGCTAAAAGCTTTAATCGTCAATGATGACGAGATGGTGGCTAGTGAGCGTATGTCATTTGCTGAAACTAAGGCTTTTATCTCAAAAACAAGCCTTAGATTTCGTAAACCTTATATGCGACGGACTGAAGAATTTGCGAAGAACTTCGTTCTCGCAAGAACTACCAACCAGCGTGAGTATTTGAAAGACAAAACCGGCGAACGTCGTTTCCTTCCTATCCTTGTCAATAAGGACAAACAAGTCAAACATCCAATGGAGATGAAAGAGGAAGTTGTTAAACAAATTTGGGGCGAAGCAGTTACGCTATATAAAAACGGGCATCCGCTAATGTTTGATGATACTACTGAAGAAGAACTCAACAAATATCGAGAGCGATTCATGTATCGAGACGAAGTAGAGATACAAGTTATCGATTACTTGGATATGCCCGTACCTAAAGAATGGGATTCGTGGTCTATTCAAAAACAACACCAATATACACAACGCTATTTTGACAATGATTCTGAATTAGAAAAAGGCGATAGCAAAATGTCTAAGGTTTCTACTCGTGAAATCATGTATAACCTTTTCATGAGAAATTCAAGTGATAGAAAACTGTCTCGCAAGATCAGCATTATTGTCGATGGGTTGCCAGAGTGGGAGAAACGCCCGTTTAAACGAAATGGAAAAACCTTTAAAGGCTATATCCGTGATGAAGATTATTCTGAATAAAAAAGCAAAACAAAAGGTTACCAAAGTGCAGTAACCGACTTATCGGTACGGTAACTTTTAGTGCAAAGGTGACTGAAGGTTACCGTAAAAAAAAAATACGGTAACCCCCTCAAACCCTTGTGGCTCTTGGTTTTATACTATATAGGTTACCTAGTTACTATAAATAATAATAAAAGTATATATATATATATACCTATAGTATGAAATACTATAGGTATAGGGTTTGTAGCTAAAATAAAGAAAGAGAAGAATGTTTTTTAATAAGTTTTTCGAAAAATACGGTAACCCGGTAACCGCAGAATAATATTCAAAAATGATTAATAAAAAAACTAGGATAAAAGAGATGGTAAAACGATGGACTGATCGTATGGCTGGTGTTAAATATGCACCAAGACCATACGAGCAATCGGAAACAGTGTTAGAGCGTGTGGAAGTTTTTAGCCACTGGTTCTATACGACACACCAAAAGAAAGGTGTGGTAGCTACTAAGCTAGGCATCGGGAATAAGAAACTCAACCGCATACTACTATTGGAACAATTGCCGGACGAAGAATTACTGAAAGGAATGATGGAGCTATGCGAGCGAAGGAATACGCACTCTACAAGGGTGAAGAATTGCTAGCGATGGGAACGAAGCGTGAAATAGCTGAACAGTTAAGAGTGTCGGTTAGCACCGTTGGTTACTATGGCACACCAGTATACGCTCGAAGAACATCGGGCAATGGAAGGAGGTTAATCGAGTTATGAAATACAAAGTTATCGTGTATTACGACAATATGCCAGACAGTGAGCATATTTTCAGCAACAAGAATTACGCTATCAACGAGCTACATCGTTTGAGAGGTGTTAAGTATCGCAATTCTAGGATGTATACAGTGGAGATGGAAGAGGTAGAAGAACGAACAAATTAAGTAAAATGGCAATTATTGCTGTAAGTGGTTTATTATTTTTAACTGGTTGCTCAGAGGCAAGTAGAGTATCTGAAAATTTATCTCTAGAATCGGATAACTTTAATGTTGTTCGAAAAGTAACGGTGATTGATGCTATTACAAATGACGTAATGTTCCAAATGAGCGGTAGGATGTCCATCAAGGCTGATACTAATGATAAACAACTTGAAATTGTTGTAGAAAATGACAAGAATAAATATCAAAAACATATTATCGGCTTGTCAGATAATGTCTCTTATGTAGTAGAAGATGTTGAAGTACCGAATGTTTCAAAATACAAATATGAGATCAATTACAACCCTAAAATGTGGGTGCCTGCAAAACTTAAAAATGTCGATTAAGGGAGTAAGTAGAATGACCAGAGATGAAGCAGTACAGAAACTAGCAACAGCAGGACGCCTTTCAATAGCCCATGCTGAAGATTTATATGACTCGTTCTTTGAAAAACCAGTAGTACCGCAATGCGTTGCAAAATGGTATGAGGGGAATAAACAAAATCTTGACTTAAATTTAAGTAGTCTTGTGTTCGACCTTACCACGAATTCAACGATTTACCATCAGGAAGAACTTAAAGCGTGGGTGAATAGCAATAAAAAAACGTTTATTACAACCCTCGTCAACATGCACCAGTTTGGGTATGAGGTAGAGGAAGAGCCTAAATATACGATTAAAATTAAAGGAATTGACGGATACAGTAAATACCTCAATCGGGATACAAAAACTCAAAAATGGCTTTTTGCATCGAAAACAGAACTTGAAAGATTTCGAGCACACCACACACGCAAAGAGCTAGAAGAAGCTGGTTTCGACTGGGTGTTCGATTGCCCAGGCGTGGAAGTGAAAGAGGTGGAGTGATGAGTAGGAAATTACTAAAAAAAGATAATTTAAAACATCTTTCGCACGATGATCTTATAAAACTTGGAGCATCAATAATTATAGGACATTTAGCGGATGACATGGAGGAAGAGGTGGACGATGGAAACGATTAAATTCGTCTTGATGATTGTAGCTGTGCTCTATGATTTGCGCACGCTGTTTGGAGGTAACGGATGAACAACCTAATTACTAAAATCAACCATTGGGCAGACAGCCGTGGATTAAAGCAAGCTGACCCTAAAATCCAGTGGATGCGTATCACGGAAGAAGTCGGAGAAATTCGGGATGTACTCTTGAAACCGACTAAATTCACAGAACCGCAAGCAGCACTTAAGGACGCTATCGGTGACACGCTAGTAACAATTATCGTGCTAGCACACCAGTTAGACTTAGATGTAACTGAGTGCCTTGGTATTGCGTATGAAGAAATCAAGAACAGAAAAGGAAAGATGGTAAATGGAACATTCATCAAAGAAGAGGATTTATAACGAACTGGCAGTCGCCACAGTTCTGCTAGTGGTGTCGCTAGCCATTAACGTGACTACCGTTCTACGAGTGGTCAACCGACCTATCGAGACAGTGGTAATCCATAAGGCTGACAATGCTGTTGAGCTACACGGCAAGGTTACTGGAAAATCTATGGTAGGCAAACTCTATACGCTCGATTGCGGGGCTTACGGTAAATTTCTTGTCAGCAAGGAGCAGTATGACCAAGTGAATGTCGGGGATGATATCCCTAGCTATCTGAAAGGGAGAGGACAATGATACCAAGATATAGAGCGTGGGATAAAATTCATAAAACAATGTACGAAGTTGATGATATTATGTCTATCGATTTTGGGGAAAGCAAAATTTCTGTAAAGACCCTCTTTTTCGAGCAGACAAATCGCTACGACTTCGACGACATCGTTTTAATGCAGTCAACTGGACTGAGAGACAAAAATGGCAAAGAAATCTTCGAAGGGGATATTATTGACTCGACAGACGGATTTATCACTGGCGTAATTGAATTTAGAGTAAGTTTAGGGATGTTCGTTAGTTATTTGGTAGAATATAACAACTTCGAACGTTTATGCAATATTGCCAGCTCAAGGAAAATTATCGGAAATATATGGGAACACCCAGAATTGGCAGAGGTAAGCTCATGAGCGTTAAATACCAATATTCCGGGCTGACCGAGGAATTATATCAACGGTTGGTCAATGAGCATGCGGCACTTAGGAAAGCACACAAAAAAGGCTCTTATAAACAGTTCTTTCAAGATGTGAAACAATGCAGCGAATTACAAGCTCGCATCATTTACCAAGCATTTAATAGCGCAGTCGTTGAGCGTGCGAGGATATCGCCAGCGACTGTCGATAGACTAGAAGGCATCATTTCTGATGAATTATTCGACGACCTTCAAGACTATCTGTCTACTAATTACACAAGAGGTAAAACCACGCGCCCAGTGTTGGAGAAAACCAACGCAGGACTGCCAGAGGAACTGTTCAAACGATTCCAAGAGGAAGTGGAAGAACTACGCAACCTTCATAAAAACAGCATAGCTAAATACATCATGGAAGTTAAAGGCTGCGATAGGAAAGAAGCCAATAGAATCAAAGACTCAATCAATCGCTGCTATATCGAGTGTATCGTTCTAACACCACTCAAGGTCATTCAAATGGAAGGGCTACTTTCCAGAGAGTTATTCAGTAAGATTGCCAAATATGTCTTAAATAATTACGAATGGCCAGAGAGACTGGACGATGAAGTTGATCGCATTGTTCTTGAATATAGAACCAAGTGTGAGTTAGGTCGCAAGAAACCCAGTGTTAAGCGTGCTCTATACACGGCATTAGCAATGGGTTTGTAGCCAGAATGGTATAGACGGTTCGAATCCGTCACTGGCTGTTAGTCTGTCACACTATCCAAGAAACACTTTTTCAACACCCGTCGAGCTGACAGACCTCGACACAAAATCCAGTAAATAAATCATTAGAAAAGAGGAATCCTTTTTATTTCTTTTCATCCTAGCTTTTTGCATTACTGGTGGCAAGACTAAATCTAATGTATTGGAGGTGATAGCTTAATCTTTCTTTATTCTTGTATAAAAAAAGACCCAGACTAATGCCTAGGACTTCTACGAATTTCTTAATATCATTATACCATAAAGGAATGTAATTTATGAGAACAGTGGAACGGCTGCAACAAATCAAGGCGCTTGATAGATATATTGACAGTCAGATAGAACAGATTAAACGATTGGAATCGCAAGCATTAAAAGTAACGTCTGGTGCAATGCAAACAGATATGGTCCAAGGTGGCAAACGTAAGGGCAAGGATGATATCTATGTGGAGCTTATGACAGCCCGTGAAGAAGTAGAACGATTCACTGCTGAAGCTATCAAACAGAAACTAGAGTTTCGCAGACAGATAGCAAACGTGGGGGATATAGACGCTAGGTCCCTACTGCAAATGGTATATATAGACCAGCTGGATATCTGGCAGATATGCGACCGCATGGGCTTTAGTAAGGCTACCTACTATGTTAAGTTAAGACAGGCTGAGAAGTATTTGGATTGATTCATAGTGGTATATACCAATCTATACACCATCATACTACCAACGTGGTAACATAGTATTATCGAATCAGAAGGACATTACTGTGTTCTTCTTTTACTTTATCTGAAAGGAGGTATGCCAATGCCGATGGTCAGACGATGTAAGGCAGAGGGGTGCCGTGCCTTAACAGAAAGACCAGCACACTACTGTCCTGCACACAAGGACATGGAAGCAGCATACACGCAAGAAAGGCAGAGATACTCACGTACTAGATACAACACACGAGTAAGGAACCGAGACGATGAGAGCAAGGAACGGTATGCGTTCTATCGGTCAAAGATTTGGTCTTCTATTCGTAAGATTGCATTGGAACGTGACAACTATCTGTGTCAGTACTGTCTAGCGTTGGGTGTGACCACACCAGACGCACGCATAGGCGACCACGTTACACCCGTTGAAATAGCTCCAGAACTTAGGACTGAAGTTTCAAACGTAGTAGCAACATGTAGAAACTGCGATAACACCAAACGTACCTTGGAACAAGAAATCTATGGTACTGGTCAGAATAGAACGAAACAGAACACCGAGCTACGACTTTCCGTGGCATCGTGGGCCGATTTAATAGCCCGCAAAAAAGAGGACGTCGTTAAACCCCTCTAATAAGCCCATAGCACTAATAAGGGTGGTATAATAACCCTCGGAACGATTTAAAATTGACCCCCGCCCCCTTCTCGTGCCAAGGAGAGCCGCCACAAGGTGTTTTCTTACACCGCACACCAATTTTGAGGGTTTTAACAAGGGTCTATTTTTAACTTAGGAGGTGAGAAAATGGCGAATAAGTCACCAGCCAAACGGAAACCGTTTTATGAGCAAAATGACCGCTTTCTACCCATTGACCCACCGAACTATCTAGGAACGGTGGCGAGGTCGGTTTGGACTAAAATCATTCCGTTTTTAAAAGCGACAGAAAAGGTCGAGCGTATCGACACGTTCCTAGTGGAAACTTACTGCACGACCTATGAGATTTACAAAAAAGCCTATGAGGATGTGAAGGAAAACGGTATCCAAACTGAGATTATTAAGTTCATCCAGTCGCCTGGCAGTGGTGAAATTTTAGGTGAGCAATCAATGGGCTTTAAGAAAAATCCAGCCGTTGCGACGATGAAAGATGCAGCCGAAACTCTTAATAAAATAGGCATCCAGCTAGGTCTGACACCTAAAGGAAGGGCTGAATTGCTGACGATTGCTGATAGTAGCAAACCTGAAAAATCGACTGCTGAAATGATGCAGGATTTTTTAAATAGTTAAAAAGATGAGGAATTTATTTCCCCATCTCTTTTAGTTGTTTTTCGATAGCTTTTTGAACTATCTTAGCTTGCGGTATCATTGTTTCTTCTGATGTCTCTTTTAGTTTAGCCAACAGCTCTTCATCGAGCGTGAACGTCATACGTTTTTTTGCCATGGTTACCTCCTTTTTTAATATAATACAATAAAAGTATTGCATTGTAAAGAGGATATGTTATAATTATATTGTAAGATTAAGTAAATACAATATAGAAAGAGCGAAAGAATGAGCAGACGGAAGACACACAAAGAATTCATTGAAGAAATAAAAGCTATCAACGGTGGAAAATATAAAGTCATTTCTGAGTATAAGTTTGCTAGAGAAAAGGTGAGGTTGAAATGTTGTACGTGTGGGAAGGTTTGGGAAAACACGCCTACCCATTTACTTAGAGGCCAAGCTTGCCCTTATTGCGCTGGGAAAAATAAGACAAATGATATTTTTCTGGAACAAGTCCACGAAAGATTTTGTGGTGGATATGATATTTTAGAAAAATACAGCAATGCAAAAACAAAAATTGAAGTGTTGAATAAGAAATGTGGTCATAAATACAAAATAAGTCCAGATAACTTATTAAGAGGCAAAGGATGTCCTGAGTGCCGACAAAACAAGTTGAAAGAACAAAGGACACATAAGAGCAAAGATATTCAAAGCAAAGTAAATAAAACGTTGGGGGATGAGTATGATTATATTGGCGGATATAAAAATTCAAAAGGCAACATAACAATCAAACATAAAAAGTGTGGAAACACTTATCAAATATGTTACGGGACATTACGCCAAGGCGGTGGTTATTGTGAGTGCGAAAAAAGAGCGATCAGCCTAAAAAAGCTGGATGAAATTTCTTTGACAAAGACAGATGATAGAATTTCGTGCAAGACCGATTTCCAAAGGTTTATAGACAAAAACTGTCACGATGAATACGTCGTTATCGGTGAATATATAAAATCAACTGAACCGATATTGGTAAAACATAAACTTTGCAACGGCACTTTTTGGGTTACTCCGCATAATTTTAAAAACGGAGTCAGATGTAAAAAATGCAATGAATATCGTGGAGAACGTAGAGTTAAAGAATTCTTACTGTCAAAAGGCGTATTTTTTGAGGAGCAGGTCAGGTTTGATGATTGCCGATACAAAAAGCCTTTACCTTTTGATTTTTATTTACCAACAATGAACACGTTGATTGAGTTCGATGGCGAGCAACACGACCGACCAGTTGATAGATGGGGAGGTGTTGAAGCGTTTAAAATCCAAAGTAAACGTGACAAAATCAAGGATAACTATTGCACGAAAAAGCAAATTGAGTTAATCCGAATAAAATATTATGACGATATAGAAACAAAATTAGAGCAATTATTTTAATTGTTCTTTTTTTATTAGAAGGGGGGTGATTTAAAAAGTGGAAACTAAACAAATAACGAATAAAACAATAACAAAGATATATCAAGACAGCGACTTTTCGGAAGTTAGAGAAAAATATCAAGACCCAGGGACTAAATACGCTTTTGAGGTGATGGATGGGAAAACACAAGCTGGTTACATGATGCAACTTGCTTGCTTAAGGCATTTACGGGATTTAAGACATCAAGGGAAGCCTGATTTTCCTTACCACTATGATTTAGCTGAAGCCGGCAAGGTCTTGAAGTTCGCTAAAATCTGTCCCAATGTGGATACTGGTGAGCCTACAGCGCTTATGGGGTGGCAAGAATTTTTACTTAGTCAATCTTTTGGCTGGCGCAATGAAACGGGTGGCAAACGCTTTTCACAGGTCATTGTATCTGTTGGTCGTAGTCAAGGGAAAACATACATACAAGCTATTTCTATGTGCTTCTCATTCCTTTTTGAAAGCCTCGGACTGTCTAACCAAGACTATTTGGTAAGCTCAATCAACTTTAAGCAGACCATGAAGCTCATGGGCTATATTAAGAATATGCTTAAACAGATAATCACCAAAGAACCTTTTAAGTCTCTAGCTGAAGAGTTGGACTTATCTATCCAGTCAGAACAAGTCATTATGAGAACGAATAACAACGTTTTAAGGGCTATATCTTCCGAAAGCGGTAACTATGATGGATTCCACTTTACTTGACCAATGCGATTATGGATGAGTCGGGTGATTTGAAAGACCGAACGAGCATTTCTAAAATCGTTTCTGGGCAGGTTAAAATTCCAAACCGACAATTTATTCAAATTTCCACTGCCTATCCAAACCCCACTTCGCCATTAAGACACGATGAACGGATGATGCAAGGGATTATGGAGCGTGACGACAGGGCTGGTGATACTCAATTGTGCCTCGTTTGGTCGCAGGATAGCATAGATGAGATTTATATGCCTGAAACATGGAGCAAGTCGAACCCCTTATTAGACCTTGAAAGCGAACACGATACGCTTTTAAAAGGTCTTATGGATAAGAGAGACGCTGACCTTTTATCTGGAAATATCAACGATTTTATAATCAAGAATATGAACCTTTGGGGCGAACAAGATGAAAACAGCTTCTTAAAGCTGGAAGACATCGAGCGCTCGGTCATTTCTGATTTTGATATACGTGGCAAGCGTGTCTATGTCGGACTGGATGCGTCTATGTTCAGTGATAACACGGCTATTGGTTTTGTTTACCCCTACGTTGCTGAAGATGGCGGTCAGAAATGGCACATCGAACAGCATAGTTTCATCCCCTGGCAACAAGCGGGCTCACTTGAAGCCAAAGAAAAACAAGATGGCGTCAACTATCGAGATTTAGAAACCAAGGGTTTTTGTACAATTACGAGCCACCCACAAGGGTTAATTAATCCAGAGGAAGTGTACCGATGGTTTTGTGAGTATGTAGAAGATAATCAGCTTGATGTGGTCTTCTTTGGCTACGATGCTATGGGAGTATCAAAGATTATCAAAGCGTTGGAATCTAATACTAGTTTCCCACTCATGCCGATCAGACAGCGTACAAGCGAGCTAAAAGACCCTACGAAATTCCTTCAAACGCTCTTTATTGAGGGCAATATTACCCGTTTGGATGACGAAATCATGCGAAAAGCGTTGATAAATGCGGTAATCAAAGAGGATAACATTGGTATTCAAGTAGACAAAATGAAATCTACTTACAAAATTGACGTGGTGGATGCCCTTATCGATGCGTTTTATGATGGCATGTATGCCTTTGAAGACTATGCTATTACCAACAATCCAACGTGGAAGGTCGAACACATGAGTCAGGAAGCCGTTTTGAATTGGCTAAAAAACCCAGATAGTGGGCTATTGGAGGAATATTAAGACATGATTTTGAAGTTTTTTAAGGTGATTTGGGCCATTTTTGACATTCTGATGTTCATTTTAGCTGCAATTTCGCTTAATTTAACCACTTATAACCTCGGATATGTATGGTTTGGTATTAGTATGACAATCACATTCGTACTAGCTGGGCTAGTGAGTGAATTAGCTAGCAAGAAAGGCTAGAAAGGAGGTGATAATAATTGCCGATATTTAATATAGCAACCGAAAGCCCACCGAGCAATCAAGGGGGCTTTTTTGGTATTACTGATCCAGAGTTTTTAGCTACTTTAAACGGTAGTGAGTGGGTATCAGCCGAAACCGCTCTAAAAAACTCGGACCTATTCTCTATTATCAGTCAGCTATCTAACGACCTTGCGACTGCAAAGTTAACAACTAGCCGAAAGCAAATGCAAGGCATTGTGGATAACCCATCTAACAACGCTAACCGCTTCAATTTCTACCAGTCTATCTTTGCTCAAATGCTATTGGGTGGGGAAGCCTTTGCATATCGGTGGCGTAATGACAACGGGCGTGATATGAAGTGGGAGTATTTAAGACCATCTCAAGTCACTTTCAATCGATTGGACAATCAGAATGGTCTTTATTACAACATCACGTTTGACGACCCACGCATTCCACCGAAACAGCATGTACCACAAAGCGACATCTTACACTTCAGACTACTTTCTGTAGATGGTGGTTTGACAAGCGTAAGTCCGTTGATGGCTCTTGGTAGAGAACTTGATATCCAGAAAGCTAGTGATAAGCTAACGCTTAATTCCCTTAAAAATGCCCTAAACGCTAATGGTATTTTGAAGATTAAGGGCGGTGGTTTGCTCGATTTCAAAACCAAGGTCTCACGCTCACGACAAGCGATGAAGCAAATGCAAGGCGGTCCGTTGGTACTGGATGATTTAGAGGACTTCACACCTCTTGAAATCAAATCCAACGTGGCCCAACTACTTAAGCAAGCGGACTGGACGACCGGACAATTTGCCAAAGTCTACGGTATCCCAGAGAATGTTGTCGGTGGACAAGGTGACCAACAATCATCACTAGAAATGAGTTCCAATGTGTACTCTAAAGCAGTCGCACGTTATTTAAGACCGTTTCTTAGTGAGTTGTCTCAAAAACTTTCATGCGATGTGGATGCGGATATTTTCCCGGCGGTTGACCCGACTGGTGCTAACTATATCAGCCGTATCAATAGCATGGTTAAAAGCGGCACACTCGCACAAAATCAAGGCTTGTATATTTTGCAACAAGCTGAGATTTTGCCTAAAGAGTTGCCGAAGGGTGAAAACCCTAACCGAACCGTATTGAAAGGAGGTGAGACAAATGGGCAAGATTGACATTAAAGGCGACATTGTAAGTGATGATGCTGGTGCTTTTTACGAATACTTTGGCATGTCTAGTACCTATCCCAAACTGGTACAGGATGCCATTGCTAACGATGAAGACGAAGTAATCACGCTTAACATAGCGTCTAATGGTGGTGATGTGTTTGCAGCTAGCGAAATCTATACAATGCTTAAAGCAAGCGGCAAGCGTATTGTGGTTAATGTACAAGGGCTTGCGGCTAGTGCTGCAAGCGTCATTTCTATGGCTGGCGATACCGTTCGTATCAGTCCAACGGCACATATCATGATTCACAAGGCATCCACTGGCATCGTCGGTAATAGCGATGACCTAGAGCATCAATCAGCGGTCTTAAATAGCATTGATGAGTCTATCGCTTTGGCTTATGAAATGAAGACTGGTCTTAAACAACCGGAATTACTTGATCTCATGGCAAAAGAAACATGGCTTAATGCGAAAACTGCCGTTGATAAAGGCTTTGCGGATGAAATCATGTTCTTCAATGATGATGAAGAAGAAATCATGGTTACCAATGCCGTACATCAACTACCAAGCAAATCAGCAATCACTAAATTTAAGAATATGATTGCTACACCTAAGACCAATTCATTGCGTGAGCAGAAATTGGCTATTTTACTTGAAAAATGAAAGGAAGATGATTGATGAAAACATCAAACGAATTGCATGACCTTTGGGTTGCTCAAGGCGACAAGGTCGAAAACTTGAATGAAAAACTTAACGTAGCTATGCTTGATGATTCAGTAACCGCTGAAGAATTGCAAGCAATCAAAAACGAGCGTGACACTGCGAAAATGAAACGTGACATGTTCAAAGAACAATATACTGAAGCTCGTGCTAGCGAAGTAGCTAACATGACTGAAGAAGACAAGAAACCTTTGACTGAGAATGAAGAAGAAGTGAAAGCTAATTTTGTCAAAGACTTCAAAAACCTTGTTCGTGGTCGTTACCAAAACTTGCTTGATTCTAAAACAGACGCATCTGGTTCTGACGCTGGCTTGACTATCCCACAAGATATCCGCACAGCTATCAATACATTGGTTCGTCAATACGATTCATTGCAAGAGTACGTTAACGTTGAAAACGTAACTACTCTTACTGGTTCTCGTGTTTACGAAAAATGGGCTGACATTACTGGACTTAACAAAATTGATGATGAAGCTGGTCAAATCGGTGCGAATGATGATCCAAAACTTTCTCTTATCCGCTACGCTATCAAACGCTATGCTGGTATCTCAACAGTAACTAACAGCTTGCTTGCTGATTCTGCTGAAAATATCCTCGCATGGTTGTCTGGATGGATTGCGAAGAAAGTCGTTGTTACTCGTAACAAAGCTATCTTGGAAGTTATCGCAACACTCCCAACTAAACCAACATTGGCTAAGTGGGATGACATCATTGATCTCGAAGCTAAAGTTGACCCAGCAATCAAACAAACTTCATTCTTTTTGACTAACACTTCTGGCTTTACTGCTCTTAAGAAAGTTAAGAATGCAATGGGTGACTACCTCATGGAACGTGACGTGAAATCACCAACTGGATACTCAATCGATGGTTTCGCAGTTAAAGAAGTTTCTGACCGCTGGCTTGCTAATGGAACTGGTGGAGCTATGCCGTTGTACTTCGGTGATTTGAAACAAGCGGTAACGTTGTTTGACCGTCAACACTTGTCACTACTTTCAACTAATATCGGTGGTGGAGCATTTGAAACTGATACTACTAAAGTACGTGTGATTGACCGCTTCGATGTTGTTAAAACGGATGAAGAAGCGTTTGTGCCAGCGTCATTCAAAGCAATTGCTGACCAAAAAGCTAATCTCACTCCAGGAGCTTAATTTAGGAGGTAAGCAATGAGTGTATCTAAGGAAACCATCATGCAGACTCTTAATCTGGATGAGACAGACGACACTGCACTCATTCCAGCTTACATTGAATCGGCTCAACAGTACATTATCAATGCAGTCGGTAGTGATCAGAAATTCTACGACCTTGACAGTGTAGAATCTCTATACGACACGGCTGTAATAGCCCTAACAAGCACTTATTTCACATACCGGGTTGCTTTAACCGACACGGTGACTTATCCGATTAACTTGACTTTAAATAGCATAATTGGGCAATTAAGGGGCTTATATGCAACGTATAGCGAGGAAAGAGGTGACTAATGCCTAAAGTTAGATATTTACCCTCAGACTTTCGTTTCAAGGCTGATTTTGGTACATACCAAAGCACCCCTAATAAATTTACGGGTGTGAGTGTGCCAAAATTCGTGAAACAATTTACGCTGCACTATAAACCTCATACTCGCACACTCAATCAAGAGTATTTGGCCCAACAGAATGGCGAAAGTGATACAAGAGTTATCGTCATTCGCCACAACGCTAAAGTGGTAGAAGGTCAAGTTGCCGTCCTAAATGGCACTCAATATGATATTGTGCGTGTTAGTCCGAATGAAAACTTTGGGCTTAATCGCTACGACTTTCTGACTTTGAGAAAACATAAGAAAGTTGGGTGATGGCTTATGGTAGGGCTTGACAAGGCACTAGAGGGCTGGCTTGAAACAGTAGCTAGCATTGGTGATTTAACACCAGCGGAACAAGCTAAGATTACCACCGCTGGCGCAAAGGTGTTTCAAAAGGAGTTGGAAGATGTAACTCGTGAGAAACACTACTCAAATAAGAAACATTTGAAGTATGGGCACATGGCTGACGGTTTATCTGTCCAATCCACTAATGCGGATGGCAGAAAAAACGGTGTGGCAACCGTAGGCTGGAAAAACAATTACCACGCTCAAAATGCCAGACGATTAAATGACGGCACTAAAAAATACCGTGCTGATCATTTCGTTACCAATGTCCAAAACGATAGCAACGTTCAAAAGAAAGTGCTATTGGCAGAAAAAGAGGAATATGAAAAACTCATTCGAAGAAAAGGAGGGAAGTGATTAAGTGTTAGCAACCGTAAAACTAAAAGAGCTAATTGACGGCAAAGAATTTGGTGAAATAAGCGAAGTATATGCAAACAACTTGCCTAAAGAGCTCGAAGAAAACACCGATAAGACAATCGTGTTACTCACCGAAAGCAATCCATCCCTTGATTTGAGTGGGAATAATACCTTTTTCGGAAAAACGGATAGGGTAGAGGTACAGATTTTTTACAAAGCTGATATCGATTTTGATATTGAAGCCTTTGAGATGGAATTACTGAAATTCCTAAAATCTGAACACTACTCAATTACAGACATGAGAGAACATAGTATAGACCCCGATACTTTGCAGATTACGGCGGTCTTTTTTGTTGCTCTCGATAAATTAATTTAACAAAGGAGAAATAACTATATGGCAATTGTAGGTTTGAAAATGGTTCGACTTGCTTTGGTTGACCCAAAAACCCAAAAACTACTTAAAGGTGCTGACGGTCTATCGACTGACGGTGTGATTGAAGTTGATTCTAAGATGCTCGGTACTCGTACCGCTAACATTTCCAACTTGGAAGGTCAAGCGACTAAAGTGCCCGGAAATAACTCAGTGCAAGATGTTATGATCGCGCCCGGTTCACCAACAGTAGCGTTTGACTTCAATAACCTTGACTTTGAAATTAAGCAAAAAATGCTTGGTTTTAAAGCAGACGGCAAGGGTGGTTATGTGATGGACGGTGAAAAGCCACACACAGCGGTATTGATTGAATCTGAAACACTTGACCGCAAACACTCAGTATTCTTTGGTTTCGCTAACGGTATCATGCAAGAATCAACTCAAAACGTTGCAACTGATACTGATACTGCTCAAACTCGTCAAGACGATAACATGACATTTAACGCCTTGTCAGCGGATGCGTTCGGTGGTGAGCCTTACAAGAAATACTACACTGGTGCATCTAACTACGATAAAGCTAACATGTTCAAAGAAGTTTTCGGTGGATATGTTCTCACTGGTACACCAGGAATCGGTGGATAATCTAAATAATTCGCAAGAGGTCGGGCTCATGGCCTGACCTCTATTTTTGTGTTAAAGGAGTAAAGATAAATGGAAATCAGAACTATTCAAATCCCAGAAATCAGTAAGAAAGCCTTCAAGGTGACTACAAGCAACCGCAACGTATTGCGTATGCACGAGTACCAATTGGCAGTACTTAAAATTAGCGATACTGTTGAAGATGGTGATACACAAGAGCAAGCACAAGCAAGCTTCACAATCCTTAAAGAAATGCTTGGTTTCATTCGTGCTGTTCTTAACTTGGATGATGAAGCCTACGACAAATTGCTTGATTTGGACAACGAGCGTACACAAGAGATTGCCGAAAAATTGGTGGGCTACATGTACGGTTTGACCGATGAACAACTTGAAAACGCCGCTGGTGAAACTGACCCAAAAGAGTAAAGTCTAAAGGCGAACAGATTTTTGATTTAGAAAATCGCATTGAAGATTTAAAACTCATTGCTAAAAAATCAATCCAAGGTTTTGGGTGGACATTAGATCAGTATTACGACACTGACTATTACGAGCTAATGAAAATCTTAAATGCCAAAGAGGAAGAAGATAGGATGGTAGACCCAACATCTTTACTCTAAATTTTAAGGAAAGGAGGAGAAAATAATACATGGCAAAAGTACAAGCTACCATGTCCACTGAAATCGCCTTAGATACGCTCCAAGCGGCTAACTCGATTAAGCGACTAACCCAGTTAGTCAATAGCTCTACTAACGCATGGAAGGCACAAGAAAGCCAAATGCGTAGCGCTGGGGACTATTTAGGTGCAGCACAAGCTAAGTACGATGGTTTGGGTAATGCTATCCAAAACCAACAACATAAGATTGAGAAACTGAAACAAGAGCAGTCTCAACTTAAGGGAAGTACTGCTGAAACTGCTGAGCAATATCTTAAGTACCAACAACAGATTGACCAAGCCACTACACGTTTGGCATCGTTGGAAAATCAACAGCGCCAAGCTAAGAATAGCCTTGATTACCATAAGTCTGGGCTATCTGAGTTGCAACGTGAGTACAAAGCCCAAAACGAAGCTTCAGACACTTACATCAAGCGTTTAAAAGCTGAAGGCAAGGAAGATGAAGCTAGACAAGAGCAACTCAAGCAATACAAGGGTTCTATCACTAACTTAAACAAGCAGTATGAGACCCAAAAAGAAATGCTTGAGCGTGTCGCTAAACAATCTGGAAAAACTAGCGATGAATACCGCAAGCAAAAGCAACGTTTAGACGAAACGGCAACAAGTTTAGCACACACTAGGAATGCTGCTGACAAGCTGAATGATGAAATCGAGCAAAGTCAACGATCTAGCACGTTCATTGGTCGCTTAAAAGATAGCTTTAAACGCTTAGGAAGTGAAGTCAGTGAAACTGAAACTAAAACCTCACGCTTAAAGGGTATCTTTGGGGCTACGTTTGCAGCTAATTTGATTAGTAACGGTTTCCAAAACGCATTGGGAGCTATTAAGGGCAAGTTTGACGAAATCGCACAATCCAGTGCTGAATATGTTAAATACCAACAAACCATGAACGCCACTTGGTTAACCTTGACGGGTAACGCTGAAGAAGGTAAGAAAATGGTTGACATGACCAACCAAATGGCACAGGCAGCGGCTAACTCAACCGAAATGGTCGATGGTATGAACCAGAAATTCTATGCCGTTACCCACAATACCGAGTTGACTAAACAGCAAACGCAAGCCATTTTGACTTTGCAAGATGCGTTTGGTCAAACCGATGCAGCCGTTGAGAATTTTGCTACTCAATGGGCGCAAATGATTGCCAATGGTAAGGTACAAGGGCAAGACATGATGTCAATCATCAACGTCTTTCCCGAAATGAAAAACCAACTTAAAGAAGTGGCAGCACAAGAGCTTGGCATTGCAGACATGACTGCGGACAAATATGCAGAGCTCCAAAAAGACGGTAAAATCACCGCAGAAATGGCGCAGAAAGCCTTGTTTGAGTTGCAAGACAAATACAAGGATGCCACGGCTAATTTCTCAACTACTATCGGTGGTCTTGAAAGAACTATCCAGTCTCGTATGCCGGCAGTGGTTGCAGCGTTTCGTGACCCAATCGACAAAATGAAAAACCCATTTTTGCAACAGATTGGTAATTGGGTTGCTGACCCTAACACTGAAACGAAGTTTAAAGATTTAGGGGAACACGTTTCCAAAGGTCTAGGAACTATCATGGATGCCTTTTCTAAAGTCTTTAATCTCGGTGATGGCAAAGACAAAATGAATAGCTTTATGGACGGCTTAAACAACGTTGTCGATAAAGTCAGTCAAAGCATTGCTAATAACGCCCCTAAAATTGTAGCTTTCTTCAAGGAAATTAAGGATAGCATAGGGCCACTGCTCAGCATTGGTAAAGACTTCGCTGGTGGTGTATGGGAAACGGCTTTAGGTATGATTAAAGGTGTTGCTGGTGCATTAGGTACGATGGCTGGCAACGGTAAAAAAGCCAAAGCCCCAGTCACATCACTGTCCAAGGCTTTGGGTGGTATTGCTGAACACAAGACGGCTATTAAAACAGTCGGCTCTTTGTTTGCTGCTTATTTTGTAGGCTCTAAGGTTGCTTCGGGCGTCATAAAAGTCGCCAAAGCTATCAATATGTTGAAAAATTCCACAGTAGCTATGACCGTTGCTCAAAAAGCATCGGCAGTGGCTCAAAAAGCGTGGAATCTAGCTATGGCATCAAACCCTATCGGTTTGATTGTGGTTGCAGTAACCACGGCTATTACTGCCTTGGTGTTGCTTTATAAGCACAATAAGAAATTCAAGGCCTTTGTTGATGGCATGTTCAGTGCTGCCAAGAAAGCCTTTGATAAAATCTTCAAAGTTACTAAAGAAATCTTTGGTAAAATCATTGATTTCTTTAAAAAGGACTGGAAACAGGTCCTTTTGTTTATTGCCAATCCTATTGCTGGAGCTTTTGCTTTAATTTACAAGCACAATAAGAAATTCAAGAAATTCGTTGATGGTATCGTTAAAAATATCAAAGACGGTTTTTCTAATGCTGGTAAGTGGCTTTCTAAGACATGGGATGGCATGAAGAAGACTTGGACGGGTGCGATGGACTCAATGACCAAAAGCACCAAGAAAGGTTTTGAAAAGACCAAGACTTACTTCACTGGTGGTGAAAAAGGCATCAAAGCCTTTACCAACACCGCTAAGAAGTTGCTTGTAATCTCCAATCCAGTAGTCGCTGGTTTTGAGTTGATGTACAAGCATAACAAGCCATTCAAGAAATTTGTTGATAGCACTGTGGACCATGTCAAAGACATGGTTAAAGGCGTTGCAAAACACATGACTAGCCTTAAAAAAGACTGGTCTGATAAGTGGGACAACGTCAAGAAATTCGCATCGAAAACGTGGGAAGGCATCAAGGGCAATGCTACAGAAGCCATGACTGCCCTTGGTAAAGATATCGACAAACACCACAAAGGTATCAATAAGAATTGGTTTGATGGCTGGGAAAACTCTAAAAAATTCCTATCTAAAAAATGGGATGAAATCGGAGCGTTAACACAAGAGAAATTCGGTGTTAATATTACCAAACTGATTACCGACGCATTGACCAATATCGCTAAGTTCTTCAAAGATACTTGGGATAATGTTAAAAAAGGTTTTGGCGAAATGTGGGACGGTATGAAGAAACTTGCCGGCGATGGTATCAACGCTGTCATCGCACTGCCTAATGCTGGTATTGATGGTATCAATAAACTTATTTCTGATTTTGGCGGTAGCAAAGAAGCTATCTCTAAAATCCCGAAAGTTAAGTTTGCCGGTGGTACTGGTATGTTTAGCTCATACCGAAACCCAATTACCAAGCCTACGTTAGCAACGCTCAATGATGGTTATGATAGCCCAGAAACCAACAACCAAGAAATGGTAATTCTGCCTAACGGTAAGTCATTCTTGCCACAAGGTCGAAACGTTGAGTACCTCTTGCCAGCTGGTTCGGAAGTCATCAATGCCAGTGAATTGGCAATGCTTATGGGCGTCGAACGTGGAGCGTTTGCCAAGGGTACTGGTTTCTGGTCTAAAATCTGGGATACTGCTACTAATGTTGCTGGCTCGGTTTGGGACACCATGAAGAATGGTGTTGACAAGTTCATGAAGATGATTGAATTTGTGACCGATGTTGTTAAAGACCCAGTGGGATCATTAGCTAAAAAATTCAGCCCTAACGCTGATAAGTTAGCTGGCATGTTCAATCCACTCGGTAATGCGCTTTACAAGAAACCAATCGAAGAAGCCAAAAACTGGTGGAAAGAACTTTGGTCTATGGCCAACGCTTCAATGGATGAAGGTACGGTGGCGATGGGTGCCAAAGGTGATGACTACCGTTTCAAAGACAAAGCGAAAGACGCTGGAGCTGACCCTTGGGGTTATTTCTATCGTGAGTGTGTATCATTCGTTGCAAGCCGTTTGGCAAACCTCGGTGTTAAACCTAGTCTATTTAGCCATCTTGGTAACGGTAATCAGTGGATTTCCGCAAGCGTGCCACACTTAAGCAGACCAAAACCAGGTACAGTAGCCGTCTACACTGGTGGTCCTATTTCAAGCAACCACGTTGACTTTGTCACAGCCGTTCACGGTGATACTTACGACGGTGAAGAGTATAACTACGGCGGTAACGGTCAGTATCACCAATATGCAGGGCGTCATATCTCTAACGCTGCTACGTTCCTTGATTTTGGGGTGCGTGATAGCGGTGGCGGTGGTGAAGACAATAGTAAACCACTTAAAGACCGCAATAGTCCACTTCAAACCTTGATTAAACGCCAAGTCGGTGGCATGTTCGACTGGATTAAGAAAACCCTTGGTCCGTTGCTCAGTCCAGCCGGTGGTGGTGAAGATAATCCACAAGGGACTGGAGTAGCTAGATGGCGTGATTCGGTAGAAAAAGCACTGAAAGCCAACGGCTTGCCTACCACTCAAGAATACGTCGGGGCTTGGTTGCGACAAATTCAAAGCGAATCTGGTGGTAACCCTAATGCCGTCCAAGGTGGGTATGTCGATATCAACACTTTAACCGGTGACCTTGCCAAAGGGTTGGTACAGACAACATCTAGCACCTTTAATTCATTCAAGCACAAAGGTCACGGAAACATCTTCAACGGCTATGATAACCTTTTGGCTGGTATCGCTTATGCGAAAGCTCGTTATGGTGGTAACATGCTTGCGGTTATCGGACACGGGCATGGCTACGCTAACGGCGGTCTAGTCCACAAAAATGGTGTTTATGAATTGGCTGAAGGCGATATGCCAGAGTATGTTATCCCGACAGATATCGCTAAACGTGGTAGAGCGTGGCAACTACTTACTGAAGCAGTGGCACGTTTTGCGGGTGATTCTCCACAAGGCAACCATGACAATGTTTCAGATCGTGACCGTGTTTCTATGCTTGAAAACAAGCTAGATATCATGATTGACTTACTCGGTCAATTAGTAACCAACGGCTCTAACCCTATTGAGGTTAGAAACATCATCGATGGTAGAAGTGTGTCAAACGGTCTCGCACCGTTCATGACAAAAGCAACAAACGATTACGAACGCAGACAAGCGTTGCTAGGAGGTAGCATTATTTGATAGGAATGTCAGTAATTTTTGACGGGAAGAACTTAACCGAATTATTTAATGAGGGGCAAGGACGTACCGTTCCAGTGGATGTCACGAAAAACGTGGCATCCAATTTTAACAACAACTATCAAGACCAAGGGCGTAGACGCTACGGTCAGCAATTCCTATACAGCACCTTGTCAGTTAAGCAAATTCAAGTGTCGTTTACCTTAGTCGGAAACTACGACTACTTTAATACTATTGCTGAAACGCTAGGTGGTTATCTGAATGTAGATAAGCCTAAACCATTGATTTTTGGCGATGAACCTAACAAGGTTTGGGAAGCGATCCCGTCTGGTCAAGCGTCCTTAACAGTGGATAAGAACACAGCACCGATTACCGCAACGGTAACGGTTACATTTGATGTTCCGAAAAGTTACGGTGAAAACAAGGCACAAGCCCTAGTAAGTAGCGACGGTGAAACCAAGTACGGAAGTATTAAGAAGATTTCAACTGGACACTACAAAGCTACGCTAAAAAACTTTGGTACGGCTGAAACCTACCCAGATATTAAACTGAAGTTTAACTCGGATAATGGCTGGGTTGGTATTGTGAAATCATCTAGTGAAAGCTATGAGATTGGAAATCCTAATGAAGCTGACATGCAAGATGTTAAACGTTCAGAAGTTCTTTTGGACTATCGAAACGCTGAAGATGTCAAACGTGGGTTTGCAGCAGGTCAGAAAAACGTTGGTCGGTTTAATGACGATACTGAAAACCTCAACGGAACATTAGGGTTGATTGATGTTTTCAATCGTCCTAACATTGCTTTAACTACAAGGGGCAGTGGGCCTAGACAGAAAAACGGTAGCTCGATAACATGGGAAATCCCGGCAGATTCGAACGGTGATAAAGGCTCACTTAACGAATATATCTGGTGGCGTGAAGTGTTTTGGTTAGGGCTGCCTAATCAATACGGTTTCATTAAATTATCCGTTACGGACGAAAAAGGTGAATTCCTCTACGGTGTAGAGACAGTGAAAACCGTCAATGGTCTGGACTGTGATTATAACTTCCTTGTCAGCGATGGCAAAGGTGGTTATAAAATTGTCGAAAGTAAACGATTTTATGGTACACACTTAGACGAGCACAACCCGTTTAACTCAACTCGTGGGTGGTCAGATATCACCCGTAGGGACGATGAAATTACGTTTTATTGGTGGGGTTCGTATCCTAAATTTAAGATACCAGCTCTAAAAGGGCGTAAGTCTAAGAAGATTAATGTCTTATTGGCTGGTATCCAACAAAGCCCGATTGTGACTCACATGTATCTTGATGAGATGTACTATCGCAAGGACTTTGTCAGTGCTACCGAGGACATTCCTAACCGATTTGGCAAAGGCTCAGTGTTGGAAGTGGACATGGCAAAAGGCAAAACCTTTGTAAACAATCTTCCAGCATCTAATGAGTTAACTTATCTGTCAGAGCCGTTTAGCATTGGTACGGGTGAAACTGAAATCGATATCTACACATCAAGTTGGACGAGAACAGACCCAATTATTGAAATAAGCTGGAAGGAGCGTTATGTTTAATGCAAATTTGGATTCATGATAAAAACATGCGTAAGGTTTGTGCCCTAAACAATAACGTTCCGGGCATGTTGCCCTACTCTAACAGTCAATGGCACACTTACCTTGAGTATTCAACCAGCACATTCGATTTTACAATCCCTAAAATCGTCAATGGTAAAATGCACGAGGATGTAGCTTACATCAATGATCAAATGTATGTGTCATTCTTCTACGATAATACCTATCACGTTTTCTATGTTTCGCAGTTAGTTGAAAATGACACGTCGTTTCAAGTGACGTGTAATAACACTAACTTAGAGTTAGCTATGGAAAGTGCACGCCCTCTTGCTAGTAGTAACGGTGCTAAAAGCATAGAGTGGTATCTTCAAAATCTTGACTTATTAGGCTTGGCTGGTCTAGAGATTGGGATTAACGAAATTTCCGATAAGACAAGAACGATTACATTCGAAGGTCAACAAGGCTCTAAACTGGAGCAGTTGCACAGTCTGATGAATCAATTTGACGCTGAGTTTATCTTTCGTACAGAATTAAACCGAGATGGCACTTTGAAAAAATTTGTCATTGACATCTACCAACGACCAGACGAAAACCACCACGGTATCGGTAAGGTTCGAGGGGATGTCATTCTCTATTATCAAAACGGACTAAAAGGTGTTCAAGTTGCTAGTGACAAGACCCAATTATTCAACGCTGGGTATTTCGTTGGTCAAGAAGGGGCTAACCTTATCGATGTGGAATTTGAAGAAAAAAACGACGTCGGTGAGATTGAGTTTTTTTCAAAAAGAGGAAACCCTATGGTTTACGCTCCTATCTCGATGCAAAAATACCCGTCGACGCTTAGGGGGAGTGATACGGATAGGTGGACACGCAAGGATTTCGAGACAGAATACAAAGATGTCAACGCCCTCAAGGCTTACGCATTGCGTACCATCAAGCAGTATGCTTATCCGTTGCTGACCTACACTGTCGATGTTCAATCTAGTTTTATTGAGAATTACAAGAATATCAATTTAGGCGATACCGTCAAGATTATCAATAATAATTTTAGAGGTGGGCTAGCCCTCGAAGCTCGTGTGTCTGAAATGGTAATTAGTTTTGACATGCCACTTAATAATTCAGTGGTTTTTACCAATTTCAGAAAGCTGGACAATAAACCGTCTGGCAGTTTGCAACAACGCATTGATGAGATTGTTTCTAAATCATTGCCATACCGTGTCGAGATCACAACTACCAACGGCACAGTCTTTAAGAATGGCGTTGGTCGCTCGACTGTTCGACCAGTCTTGAAACAAGGTGATAGAACAGTTAACGCTACATGGCGTTTCGTAATCGACGGTGCTATTAAGTATGTGGGCATGACCTACGACATGGTGGCTTCACAGATTACCCAACCAACCGCCTTAACGGTTTCAGCGTGGATAGACAATAAAGAAGTAGCTTCAGAAGAAGTTACTTTTTTAAATGTCTCGGACGGTAGAAATGGTACTCCCGGACCCAAAGGAGATAAAGGAGAGCAAGGACCGAAAGGCGATAGAGGTAATGACGGACTGCCCGGTAAAAACGGGGTAGGCTTGAAATTTACCACGATTACATACGGTATGAGCGATAGTGATACTGTCATGCCTATAAGCTGGACTTCCAACCCACCGGTTTTGGTCAAAGGTAAATACCTATGGACGAAAACACAATGGATGTATACTGATTTTTCTAGTGAAACAGGGTATCAGAAAACATACATCCCACAGAACGGCTCTAAGGGTGATGATGGTCTGCCCGGTAAGGATGGCGTGGGGCTAGTAAACACTACGCTACGGTATGCGAAATCAACAGACGGTGTGAATAAGCCGTCTGGGGTTGTGGTAGCTAATTTCCCTAACGAGATTAAGCCTAATCGGTCAATCGTTGATAACAACGTCGTTACTGATTTCAAAGTTCGGTTAGAACAAGGTAAGACCTATATCTTATCTGCCGAAACTAATGGCACATTTACCAATCAGCACAATCCAAACCAATCAAGCGACAATGCTACGATTTGGCTTGTCAATCCAAGTTTTAGTACATGGGTAGTGATTTCCGATAGCAACACGGCTAACGGTACGAGATACACCCACAATCGCCCGACTGGTGAATACAATATTCGTGTCAATGGCTATAGAACCGACAATTCGACATGGGTTAAAAACATCATATTTGAGGACGGTACATGGTCGCAAGACATCCCAATGGTCAACCCCGGTGAATACCTATGGACAAGAACGACATGGTTCTATTCAGACGGAACGAACGAACAAGGTTTCTCCGTTGCGAAAATGGGAGAACAAGGACCCAAAGGAGACCGTGGGAATGATGGTATCCCCGGTAAGAATGGTATTGGCATTAGAAACACCAGTGTTCTATATGGTCTATCTATGGCTGAAACTGTACCACCTACGTCATGGTATCAAAACCCGCCAGCATTAGTTAAAGGGCAATGGTTTTGGACCAAGACGGTTTGGACTTATACCGACAACACAAATGAAACGGGATATCAAAAAACCTACGTCGCTAGAGATGGTAACGACGGTAATAACGGTATCGCTGGTAAGGATGGTGTCGGTATTCGTAGCACCACAATCACTTATGCACAAGGAACGTCCGGAACGGTAGCACCAACGACTGGTTGGGCTAGTCAAGTACCTAACGTGCCAGCTGGACAATACCTATGGACTAAAACAGTTTGGAGTTACACCGATAACACTAATGAAACTGGATACTCAGTCTCTAAAATCGGGGAGCAAGGCCCACAAGGTGTTAAGGGTGAGACTGGTGCGAAAGGTGATAGGGGCGAAAAAGGTGATAGAGGTTTACAAGGACCGCAAGGGGCAACCGGTCCTGTCGGCCCTCAAGGACTACAAGGTCCAAAAGGCGACCAAGGTATTCCCGGCGTTAAGGGTGCTGATGGTAAAACACAGTACACCCACATTGCCTATGCTGACACGGTATCTGGTAGTGGTTTCAGCCAAGCCGACACTAACAAAGCTTTCATCGGTATGTATCAAGATTTCAATGCCACAGATAGCCGTAACCCACAAGACTATCGCTGGTCTAAATGGAAAGGCAGTGACGGGCGTGATGGTATCCCCGGCAAAGCTGGAGCGGACGGGCGAACACCTTACGTACACTTTGCCTACGCCGATAGTGCTGATGGTCGAACTGGTTTCAGTCTGACACAAGACGGCAATAAGCGATATCTGGGCGTATGTACCAACTTCGATAGAACTGATAGCACTAATCCCGCTGATTATTCGTGGAACGACATGATCGGCAGTGTTTCGGTTGGTGGCGAAAACCTTATTCGTAACTCAGCGTTTCCGGAGAATCTGGATGGTTGGGGATTCTGGGAGGCATCACAACCTAACTCGAATTTATCTGTGTCAAGTCATTCATTCTATTACAACGGTTCTAAGCCGATGTTTGCGTTAGTGACCACGTCCGCGGCACCAGCGTCTACATTGCGTTTCCCAGTTAAACGAAATACCAACTATTCTCTTAACGTTTCAATCTTGGCAGGCGGTAATCTAAAAGGAATGGATATCTATTTCCTTGGTCGTAAGTCAAACGAAACTAAAACTTTTAGCAAAGTAGTTAACATCAAGCATTTCGATGGTTCGCCATCAACAAGCGGTGTTAAGAAATTTCATTTCACTTTTAACTCCGGCGACTGTGACGAAGGCTTCATCCGTGTCGATAACACCGGCACGACTAACGGTAGCGAGTCGCTGTTATTCTTCACTGAATTAGATTGCTATGAAGGTACGACTGACCGAGCGTGGCAAGCATCACCGAAAGACCTAGCAAGCCAATTAGACGGCAAGGCTGACAGTGCATTGACGCAAAGCCAGCTAAACCGATTGAATGAGATCAACTCGGTTATGAAGGCAGAAATCGAAGCCAAAGCATCCCTTGACACACTTAACCAATGGGTGAGGGCTTACCAAGATTTCGTTAATGCTAACAACGCCAATCGGGCACAAGCCGAAAAGAACCTTGCTGATGCCAGTGCCCGTGTCGCAAAACTGGAGAACAATCTGAATGACATGTCAGAGCGTTGGAATTTCATCGACAGTTACATGGCATCTTCTAACGAGGGGCTTGTCATTGGTAAAACGGATAATTCTAGCTCTATGCTATTCAATCCGAATGGCAGAATTTCAATGTTCTCAGCTGGTAACGAAGTAATGTACATTTCACAAGGTGTGATTCACATTGAAAATGGTATCTTCTCTAAAACTATCCAAATTGGGCGCTTTAGAGAAGAACAAGATTTCATCAATCCAGACCGTAACGTAATCAGATATGTAGGAGGTAAGTAAGATGGCAGAATACTGGTCGAAAGAAGAACGGGGCTACCGTGTTCGAATGACGATTGACCAAGTCAGTCAGGATGCCGAAGCTAATACCAGCACCATTCGTGTTCGGTTGACTTTATTTAACCGTGAAAAAACGTTCACGCATATTTGGTGTAAGTGGTATATCGACGCTTTTGGTCAATATATCGGTGATATGGGCTTTGCCGATATGCCACAAAAAAACTCGCAAGTTCAATTCATTGACAAAACTATCACAGTCGAACACAAGAACGGGAATAATACTTTTGGCTCGATTGCTTACTTCCATAGCTATGGTAATGGTTCTGGGCCTCAAGACTTAACTGTTGGTCCGTATACCATCACTTTGGACCCAATAGCCAATGCTAGCCTCTTAACCATACCTAGTAATGTCACGCTAGGTGATAGCGTTAATTTTTCTATCACAAAAAAAGTTTCATCAGCTAGGCATACACTTAGGTACTCGTGGTACGGGAACAACGGGAAATTAGCTGACAACGTTGACACATCGTATAGATGGACAATCCCAGAGAGCTTTGCTAACGACATTCCGAATAGTTCGTCTGGTTGGGGAACAATATTCCTAGACACTTACGTTGATGGAAAACTGATCAACACGCAATCTAAAACATTTACTGCCGGTTTATCGTTGAATAGAATTAAGCCAACATTTTCTAGGATAGCGTTAGAGGATGCGAATACACTGACAAGAAACATCACTCAATCGGATAGACACTTTGTTTCCGTGTTATCCAAAATCTATGCACGTTTTGAAAATGTTCAAGCGAAGTTCGGATCATCCATCACGGGCTATTTTATGGAAATCGTCGGGAATAATAACACGATTTCTGCACCTAACGGCACTTTCCGTGAAATTTCCGTCAATAAAGATACACAATTCACGTTAAGAGGATATGTCGAAGATAGTCGAGGGATTAGGTCTGATTCTTACGAAACGACCATCACTGTTTTAAATTACTTCAGTCCAACATTGAAATTCGAGGTCGTTCGTAGCGGTGCAACCAATAGCACACTAACCATCAAGCGTTTTGCTAAAGTAGCACCACTCATGGTTAACGGTGTTCAGAAAAACCCGATGAAACTAACGTTCACCACTCGAAACGTCGATTCCGATACAGAAACTATCGACAATGGCGGTGCTGGTGGGAACTGGTCGCAGATTTCAGAGTTTAACGCATCAAATGCTAATCTCGGTAATTCGTACCCAGCCGATACATCGTACATCGTAGTCGGTAAACTGGAAGATAAGTTTACCAGTGTATCATTCCAAGTCACTGTTCCAAGCGACCGAATTGTGATGTCATACGATAAAGAGGGTATTGGTATCAATAAATACCGTGAGCGTGGGGCGTTGGATGTTGACGGCTTGATTTACTCAAACCGCAAACAGATTCAGCACCATAAACTGACCGAGCCAAACGGTGTAGCTATGGATAACAAGGTAGATAACTTAAACGACTATAGAACTACTGGATTCTATTCAATTTTGGGCAACTACCGAAACCATCCCGCATCGGGCGAGGGTGCTTATTTGCAAGTCGTAGAAAGTTTATCTGGATACCATCAAACGCTAACGACTGTTTCTGGTCGAATGTTTAAACGGACAGTAACCAATAATTCCAACGGCTCATGGATTGAGTACACGCCTAAACCAGAAAAACCGGAACCAGCGATTGTTAAGAAGCAAGCAGATTTAGGATGGGATGTCAAACTAAACCTTGTAAAAAAAGGAAGCGTGGTTACGGCAAGCCTTGTTCGAAACGTTTACAAAGTTGAAGGAAATCTTGAATATGCGTCTTTAACAGTGAAAATTCCAGATGGTTTTAAACCATCAACACAAGTCCATTTAGTGGCTAATAAAAACAGTAGTTCTAAATTCATCGGTTCCGCAGTCTGGCATTTATCACCAGACGGTAGTATTAATCTAACTAATCAACTTGCCGACTCAGCCGTATACACCGGTACAGTCACTTACATCACTGAAGACAATTAAGAAAGGAAAATAATAATTATGTCACTTAAAATTACAAAACAACGCACAATCAATGCAGAATTTAATGTCGAAGAAGAAGGAGCTACAATCCTTGTCAAACAGACATTCATTAGTGTAGATTCCAACGCAGTCTCTACAGTTCAAGAGAATCTTCTAAACGCTGAACTCTATGCAAAACACCGTCAAGAAATGCGTACAGACGAACGTGCTCTACGTGACTTGCGTTACAAAGTAGAAGATGAGATTTTGGCTGATACGACAGAGGCTTGATGCGTAAAAAAATGGGGGTAAAAATAAAAGATGAATATTTCTGATTTGATTGACCACCTTGCCCCTACTATCGGAGTCATAGCAACGGGCTGGTTTGGTATGAAAGCTAGCAAGTCCGCTAATTTAAGCAAGTCGCAATTCGGAGATTTAAAAAGCGAATTGGAAAATATCACCGATTCGGTTGAAGTCGTTCAACAAATCGGTGAATCAAACAACGAGAAAATCAACGAATTAAGCGACAAACTAGCAGTGCATGATGAAGCACATCTTGTTACCATGTATCTACGCCTTGAGCGTGACATTAACAAAGAATTAGAGCGTGGATATACCACTGTTCACAATTCTGATGTAATTCACAAAATGCACTCTAGTTACAAGAAACTAGGTGGCAACGGGTACATCGATGCCCTTTATAAAAAATACATTAATTTAGAAGTGAGGAATTAAACATGAAAATTAATTGGTCTATTCGTTTTAAAAACCGTACATTCGTAACACGCTTTGCACTAGCATTGGTGTTGCCAGTTTTGGCTTACTTTGGTATCAAATTTGAAGATATCACAAGTTGGGGAGCTTTGTTTGGATTGTTCGGCAGATTCTTGTCTAACCCATACTTGGTAGGTTTGACAGTGGTCAATGCCTTGAATATGTTCCCAGACCCAACCACGAAAGGTCTTAGCGATAGCGAGCGAGCACTATCATACACTAAACCTTATGAGGACTAGCCTATGGCCAAGCTCATGACTTCCGTCAACCAAATTCAAGGCGGTGATGTTCTCAAATCTGGGGACACCACTTCCGTTTTTGGTTTTGAAATTTTGGGTTACGATGGGAAACTCATGGAACTGTCCGGCATTGGTAAGCTAACACTGTCAAACGACGAAACAGTGGCACTCTATCAAGATGTTACTGTCGAGAATGGTCGTTTTTCATTCACTATGGGCAGTGTGGTAGCTACTGGCACTTACTATCTCGAAGTAAAACTGAATGGGCATATCTTCCCGTCTAATAATTTCAAGGTGAAAGTGAAGAACTCACTAAATGCGGACAGTGCTATCCCATCGGACAAGAGCCCTAAATTAAAGTTACTAGCTGATGAATTGCGAGAGTCTGGGTTAATCAGCGGTGGCGCTGATACCACGGAAGACCTCGTAAATGTCTACAATCTAGCTAAAATTTGAAAGGATAAATAAATGAGTAAATTACATGATTTTGCCCAAGCCGTAGGTGCTGATATCAAAGAAATTAAAACAGCATTGGCTGGCAAGGCTGAGAAAGGTGAAGTAACCGCTAACGGCATCACTCAAGACCAACTTAACACTGCCATTCAAGGTGTTAAGACTGCCATTCTGGGCGAAGGCGTCCCAGAAGAACTCGATACCCTCAAAGAAATCGCTGATAAAATCACTGCTGCTGGTGGAAACACTGACAGTGGTATTATCTCGAAAATGACCGAGCTTGGCACTCGTATTGATACCATCGAGCAAGAAGACCTTGTAAGCGTGTATAATACTGCGAAAGCGTGAGCGTC